TTGAAGGAGATGCGCCATGGGTGACATTGTCACGGCGTCAGGTACTAGGTACTTCATCGGGCCCGCCGGTACGGCTGCTCAGTTCGATACTCTCGCTGAATTCGAAGCGGTCTCCGTCTGGACCGAAATCGGTCTGGTCGAGAACGGCGGCGAGTACGGTGACGAGGCTTCGGCCGTCACTGGTGCTGCGCTGGGCGATGGCCGCATTCGTAAGGCCAAGGGCGCCCGCGACGCCGGCACGCTCGCTCTGGTTTGCTTCCACGACCCGCTTGATGCCGGTCAGGCTGCCCTCGCGGCGGCGGAGCAGACGAACGACAACTACGTCTTCAAGGTTGTCCTTCCTGATGGCCCGGTCGGCTACAGCGACACGATCGAGTACTTCCGTGGTCTGGTGATGTCCCGCCGCAAGCAGGTAAACACCAATGACAATATCATCAGACTCATGGTGAATATTGGCATTAACTCGGAGATCTTCTCCGACCCGGCCTCGACCTAAGAGGTCTGTAGGTGATGCCCCGGATGGTTTTACCGTCCGGGGTTTTCTTTCATCAATCACAGGAGAGTTTATGAAGATCGAAGATATTGCCGTCGATACCAAGCTCGTTGAGGAAGGCGCGTGGGTTAGCGATATCCCCGAGCTCGAAGGTGTCAGGCTGAAATGCCGCGGCAACGATAACAAGGACTGGCGGCGCATGGCGCAGCATCTCGTCAATGCCGTGCCACGCAAGAAGAGAATTCCACTCCTTGATCCGGCAGAGCAGGACCGCATCAACGCGATCGTCATTCGCGAGTGTGGCCTTCTGGATTGGGAGGGCATCGAGGATAACGACGGCAATCCCGTCCCGTATTCGAAGAAGAAGGCTGAGGAATACCTGAACGTGAAGAAGTTCAGGGATGGTGCACTCTATGCCTGCTTCCAGGTTTCTGAGGGCTTGGTCGACGAGGTCGAGGCGCTCGCGGGAAACTAATCGCGGCGCTCAACTGGCATCGGCAGTGGGGTAAGTTCCTCGAGGCTTGGGAGCGGAGGGCGCTTCGGAAAGAAGACGTGCCCTCCCACTATTATGATCGACCCGAGCCTACGCTTACCGACGCTTACTACACCGCAGCATGGAATGACCTAGCGACCGAGCGCCCGGTAGGAATGGCCGAGGGGTACATCCCTCGGTCAAAAGTGAAGCAGTACGGAATAGACGATCTTGGTCTATCCGGCGATCAACTCGATTTCTTTATTAGAGTGATCCGAAGGGCCGACGATCTTTATCTATCGTCCAAGTCCTCGAAGTCTTCCGACCCGAAAATGCTGGATGAAGTGTCGGTCAAAGATGGGGCCGGCATGAGGTCGTTGCTTCACAGGTTGGCTGCCCCGAAGGGGGGCGGCGACCGATTTGTAAAACGTGCGAAACCAAAGGGCGAGACATGAAGGAAAGTGATCTCGTCCGCACAGTGACGATACGTCACAAGTCGGAGGGGGCCGATCAGGTCAAGTCAGACCTGAAGAGCTTGGCGTCTGCGCAAGATGAGCTGGCGGCGTCTTCGCAAAACCTTGCGACTGTAACTGAGACGTCAGCCAAGCGGCAGGCGTCTCAGCTAACACAGTTCGAGCGGATGGAGAGGGCGCAGAACCAGGCCGCGAAGGCCCTGAACGATTTCAATAAGGCGTCCACTGTCGCTAGTAACGTTCTTGGGAATCCGGCTGTCAGCGATGACCGGATCATCAATTTTCTGCAAGTCTATGTCGACCGGCTCGATGCTGCGACAGCAGCGCAAAACAGGCTGGCGCAAGCCAAGAACCCGTTTTCGTCGATTAGCATCGATGAACGCTTGGGGATTGGGACCAGTTCGTCGGGATCGGCAGAAGCATCGGCTAATGCGTTCCTGTCCCAGTTTGGCGGTATTGACGGTATCGCAAGTGCCAAGGCGGAGGAGGCCGGACAAGCTTTCAGTGCGAGTCTAAATGAAAGTCTTATTGCCGGAATCGCCAAGTCCGCGAAGGAATCTGCGTCAGTATTTCAGGCAAATTTCGATCAACTCGATACCATCGCTCAGCAGCGAGCCCAGCAGATTGGCGGCAACTTCCAGAAGTCGCTGAATGAGAGTTTCGGCATTGGTGCCGCACCGAAGTCTGCTAGTGCCTCAGCATCAGTATTCCAGGAGGCGGCTGACGCACAAGATAAGATGGCTGCGTCAGCGTCTCGGCTGCGCGCTGCTATCAACCCGCTTGAGGCGGAGCAGGCCAGGCTTGCTGCGGAACTGCAGGAATATAAGAAGGCGCTGGACGCCGGATACATCTCAACGGATCACTACTCCGCCGCCCAGTCTATGGCCGGCAAGCGTCTAAGCGACTTCGAGCACAACCTGAAGACGGCCGGATCTGCCGGTCGCGTGATGTCTGGCGAGCTAGCCAATCTAGGCTTCCAGTTGAATGACGTCATCACCGGGCTGTCACTTGGTCAGTCCATCCCAATGATCGTCGCGCAACAGGGGGGGCAGGTCGTCCAGATATTCCAGACGTCCAAGGCGAGCGTCAGTGAGTTGGCTTCATCCGCTGTCTCTGCTTTTGGGTCGATGTTCACTGCGGGAAGGCTTGCGTTCGGCGGTATCGCCGCCGCGGTCGGTACCGTCGTATACGCCAACGCTAGCTATATCCAGTCGCAGCGTGAGGTAACGCAATCACTGATCGGTATCGGAGCCAAGACGCAGACGACGGCCGGACAGATCAACGACTTCGCGAAGCAGAACGCTAGTGCGCTTGGTCTGTCCATCGATCAGGCCCGTAACCTCGGAATCGAGTTCACTAGGACAGGAAATATTTCTGTCGCTGGACTGAAGGACGTCGGCGAGGCTGTGCATGGCTTCGCGATTCTGACCGGACAAAGCGTCGACGATGCCTCTAAGGCCTTTGCAAAGGCGTTCAGCGGGTCGGTCGTCGATGGTGCAGAGGAACTGAACAAGACCTATGGGTTCCTCAATGCAACAACCAGGGATTACATCAGGTCGCTTGAATTGCAGGGTGAGCGGTCTGCTGCAATCAACTTCGTCATCCAGGCGATGGCGAAGGATAACGCAGCGGCGGCCGATAGCGTCAGCCTGCTTGGTAAGGCTTATGATTATTTGGCCAACGCAGCCTCTAAGGCGAAGAACGTTATCGGGGCGGGTACTGCGCCGCAGTCTAATGAAGATCAACTGGCCGCGCTCGAAAAGCAGAAGGCCGCGCTGGAGGCACAGCAAGCGGCCCAGTCTCAGCGTACCGGTCTTCAGCGGGTCCACGACTTCATCAATCCGGCGAACCTGATTGCTAATCCAATTTCTGCGATCCAGGATGTGCTGCCACCGTCCCTTGACAACGTTAATAAGGCGCTTGACGCGCTTAAAGAGAAAATCGCGGGAATAAAAGCAGACAATGTCGTCAAGCAACTCGATGCTATGTCTATTGCCGGCGATGATGCTGTTAGGTCAGCAATTCCTGAGATCGCGCAGATCGAAAAGCTTCGGGCTGAATTAGAAAAACTCAATGCAGCGCAAAACACGCCGGGCGTTAAGCCTGGTGCACTAGCCGGGCAGAACGATGCTGCCTCCCTTGTGAGAACGAACCAGATTGCCGCACTTCAAGAAGCTCAGGAGCAGGCCGATCGGTACAATCAGCGTGTTGCAAAAATCAGCACCCAGTGGGGCGATGTCGGTCAGTCTACCGCGCTTGCACTGCAATCGGCTCAGAACCAGTTGCCAGTATTAGAGGCGGTTGGCGGGGCGGCTAAGATCGCCGCTCAAGCGACGGCCGACTATAAGAATTATCTTGATCAAGGAAAAAAAGCTTCTGAGGCTCTAGCTCTCGCCGCCAGCAATGAAGCATCTGCCAGGGCGCAGGTAAATGCTGCTGCGAAGGAGCAGCTAGCCGCGCTCAAGGATCAGTATGCCGTCGCTTCTGCTAGCGACGTACAGGGGCGGATATCAGCGCAAGGTGCAGCGACATACAATCAGCTTCTGAGACAAGGTGTGGACGCAGCAACAGCATCGGCTGTCGCCGCGCAGCAGGAAGCGAATGCGCGCGCCCAAGTCTACAATCAGATGCAGAAGGCCG